ACAACAAGAAGCACGCCCATAAAAGAGCGTGCCTTTGTTGTATATGGGCGAAATGGAACGTATAGCGCTAACGGTCGCAGAGTAGCAGCGCAACCATAATTGATAGCTAAGGAAACAACACTATACTTTTTTTCTAATTTCAATCTGGAGTAAGTGTTAAGACAAAAACTTTATATGTAGAACTACTGCAAACTAATATAGGGTAAGTCGAATATCTTCACTTAGAGCTTATACATTATCACTTTCATAGATACGAACTTACCCTACATTGGTTACACATTGAATACTGGTAGCTAGCAGCCTCCATTCATAACTTGTTATTACTTAGCCTAACACGTGATATAATTCATCAAATGTTAGCTACTGGTATTGAGTGTGTAATGATTGTTGAAAACTAGGTGTGTTTCTCTTTTCCAACTTTGTATTCTTTTATTCATAGTTGAACTCCAAATTGCGTAAATTGTCATATCATCAACGCACCTAGTTTTGAGTGATTAATACAGTGAAATAGAATAAATTTATCACAAAATGGGGTATATCCACGGCGATATACTCCATTTCTTGCATAAATCTATCATAAAGGGGAGATTATGACGGAGGTAAGATGTTGTAAAAGTAAATGCTTGAACAACAAAAAGGGAGTGTGTACCGCAAGCGTTATAGAGTACGATGGCTTATGTCAAACATATATCACCTGTGGCGGTGCAAGTAAAGGTAATTATGGCTTATGTGTTAGATCACATGGCAAGTTAAAAAGGAAAGGTGGCGAAGTGCTTAAATGATTAAAGCGATTAAACAATTCATTGAAGATAGAAAACTATTCAAACAAGCAGCCAAGGACTTGAACAATAAAGACCTACAAGCTAAAGCTAAATATGCTTATGAGCATCGTGGTGATAACATGATTACACTCATTGATGGTTTAGCTATCTTATGTGCGGTACTAATCTTAATCGGTATTGTGTGGTGTTGGATGTGAATTATCAACCAACGATAAAGAAACTATTAACCGCATTACGAATGAATGGTAGACGATATACACTTGATGTAAGGCAATCATGGAGCAAATATGATAAGCCTTGCAAGATATATATTGTCAGTCGAATGTACACAGAGGAAGAGTACAAACTAACATTCCCTGAAAAGTACAAAAAGGGTAAGACCTTTAAACAAGGACAACTCTATAAGAAAGAAAGTGAGTATAGCAGTACTAAGCAACATGAAGTACTGCTATTTTTAGTTAAGACATATAAAGGTGGTGAGTAACATTGACGAATATAGAAGAATTAGCACAAAAACTAACTAAGAAAGAACGCATATTCGCTGATGAATACGTTAAGACCACCAACGGAACACAAAGCGCAATTACTGCTGGATATTCAGAAAAGACGGCAAGAAGTAAGGGCAGTCAGTTATTAACAAAAATAAACGTGCGCCAATATATAGAGGCAGTCATGAACGAACGTAGCAAAGACACAATCGCAACGGCTGATGAGGTGTTGGAATATCTGACTAGGGTTGTGCGTGGTGAAGAAAAAGATGCGTTTGGTTTAGATGTATCTGTTGCCGATAAAACGAAAGCAGCTGAACTCTTAGGTAAACGGCATATGCTATTTACCGATAAGGTGAAACTTGATGCAGAAATAGAGATTGATATATCAGACCGCATGAAACAAGCAAGGGTGAAATCAGATGAAGTACAACAAGGCACAACTGATTGATGCGTTGGGTTCGTTCACTCATGATCCATTAGGCTTTGTATATTTTGCTTTCCCTTGGGGTGAAAAAGGAACACCTTTAGAAAGTTTTGATGGTCCTGACGAATGGCAAGTTAAGACTTTCAAGAAAATAGGTGAAGAACTACGTAAGGGTAAGACCTTGGCCAAAGCAATACAAATAGCCGTTGCATCTGGTCATGGTATTGGTAAGTCCGCCTTTTCTTCATTGTTGATACTATTCGCTATTGCTACACATGAGAATACACGAGGGGTAGTTACTGCTAATACTGATACGCAGTTAAAATCTAAGACTTGGGCTGAGTTGAATAAGTGGTACAACCTATTCATAGGCAAAGAATTATTCACCTATACAGCTACTGCCTTATTTAGTGCTGATAAACAGTATGAGAAAACATGGCGGATAGATGCTATTCCGTGGAGTGAAAGTAACCCTGAAGCGTTCGCAGGTTTGCACAATCAAGGCAACCGAATACTAATCATATTTGATGAAGCATCAGCAATATCCGATAAGATATGGGAAGTAACAGAGGGTGCTTTAACAGATAAGGAAACCGAAATTATCTGGTGTGTGTTTGGTAACCCTACACGTAATAGTGGTAGGTTTAGAGAGTGTTTTAGAAAACATCGTAATTACTGGACTACATACCAAATAGATAGCCGTACTGTTAAAATCTCAAACAAAGCCAAACTACAAGAATGGGTTGATATTCATGGTGAGGATAGCGACTTTGTTAAAGTGCGTGTTAGAGGTTTATTCCCTAGTGCATCTGATACACAGTTTATATCCGCATCAATCGTAGACGAGGCACAAAGGCGAATTTACAAGCCTAATGACTTTAGTAATCTACCGACAATTATCGGCGTAGATCCAGCGTGGACTGGTGGCGATACGCTAGAAATCGTTATGCGACAAGGCTATTCTATGAAATGTTTAGCCACAATAGAAAAGAATGACGATGATATGCGTATGGCTAACCTAATAGCACAATTCGAGGATGAATACAAAGCAGATGCGGTGTTCATTGACCAAGGCTACGGAACAGGTATTTATAGCATCGGTAAGTCAATGGGCAGACGATGGCGGTTAGTTGCCTTTGGTGGTAAAGCACCTAATGATATGTATCTCAATATGAGGGCGTATATGTGGGGTGAAATGAAAGAATGGTTAAAAGAGGGCGGTTCTATTCCACCGAATGACCAAGGCTTGTATGACGATTTAACAAGTCCAGAGGCACTAATCGATAAGAATGGGCGAATACAACTTGAAAGCAAAAAAGATATGAAAGAACGAGGGTTACCATCTCCGAATAAAGGTGATGCATTAGCCTTGACCTTTGCGTTCAGGGTCAATAAAAAAGTGAATGTAGGGAGTAGGGTTCATGCTAACACAGAGTATGATCCATTTAAACGAGATAAGGGGTGATTAAATGTGCATGAAAAATAAGATGCCTAACACACCAATGCCAGCACCAGCACCAACTGTACAAACAGATGATGCTACTACAACAACTGGTGAGGAATGGTACGCTAAAAAGCGTAAAGGTAAACGTGGTTATGAAAGTACAATTCTATCCGCTGCACCAACAGGCACTAAGAACACATTAGGGGGTTAGAGATGCAAGGTACTATTTTATCCACGCTTGCTAGACAACCAACCAACACAGAGCCAAAGAAACGTGATTACACGAAAATTAAGGCAAAGTTTAAAGCGATGTTTGATAATCGTCAAAAGTACATATCAAGATGGAAAGATATTCGAGATTATCAACTACCTTTCCTTGGCGTATTTGACGATGAACAAGACCAATCAAAAGTACACACCGATAAGATTAATAATGGTGTAGCTTGGGAAAGTTGCCAAATCTTTGCATCAGGTGTAATGAGTGGTATGACACCGCCTAGCCGTAAATGGTTTAAACTCACGTTAGAGAACGTTGAATTAGCTGCTAATAGTAAGGTGGCGAAAGTATTAGACGATAGAGAACAAATAATGTACGCAGTATTTGCTAAGTCTAATTTCTACAATACAGTACATCAAACCTATATGGAGTTACCATTTGGACAAGCACCTATGTCAGTAATGCCTGATGCAAAAGTAGGTGTGCGATTTACATCTTATCCAATCGGTACATACGCATTAGAGTGTGGCAGTATTGGTGATGTAAATACATTTGGTCGCAAGTATCGAATGACGGCTGACCAATTAGTGGAAGAGTTTGGTTATGATGCTTGCCCTGATAAAGTTAAACGTGCGTTTGATGATGGTAAGGGTAATGCAAGTACATTCGTTGTGTGTTGGTTAGTAATGCCAAACAAAGACCGCAATGGAAAACTAGGCAATAAAAATATGCCTTATTCCTCTATTTATTGGGTAGAGGGTAGCAACACCGATGAAGTGCTAAGACATAGTGGCTTTGAAGAGTGGGCGATACCTATTGCAAGACACACTACACATGATCTAAGCGGTTATGGGAAAGGGTGTGCATGGTTCGCACAGTCAGATGCACAGATGTTACAACTTTTAGAGAAAGATTTAGTAACGGCTATTGAATTGGGTATTAAACCACCTATGAGTGCTACATCTGATGTAATTGGTAGTGTAAATCTATTCCCTGGCGGTGTAACGGAAGTTGATACTGGCGGTAAGGTTGAACCGATATTCAATGTAGGCATTGATGTTGCGAACGTACAAGCTAAGATACAGTTTGTATCTGAAAGCATTAAACGTGCCTATAGTGCTGATTTATTCTTAATGCTTGATAACCTAGATGCAGGACAAATGACTGCACGTGAGGTTATGGAGCGTACACAAGAAAAGATGCAACAGTTAGGTCCTGTAGTTGAACGCTTACAAAGTGAGTTTTTAAACCCAATCATTGAACGTACTTATGGCATCTTGGATAGGGCTGGAATATTTCCACCGATTGACGATGAAGTAGCGGAAATGCTGAATGGTTTAGATGTAAAGATTGAATACATCTCACCATTGGCGCAAGCACAGAAAATGTCATCCTTGGTGAATATTGAACAGTACTATGCGTTCATTATGTCATTAGCACAGGGTAATGCTAACATCGTTCAGAAATTCAACTTTGAAGAGGCAGCGGACATTTACGGCGTTAATCTTGGTGTACCAATTAAAGTTATTCGTTCCAATGATGAGTACAAAGCAATCATGGCGGAACAACAACAAGCACAACAAGAGGAACAAGAGCAAGCACAAGCATTACAAATGGCACAATTAGCACCTCAAATGGCTGGAGCAGCTAAACAAGCAACAGATGCAGCCAATGACGGAAACCCAGTAATGCAACAATTAATGGGTATGGGGGTGTAGATGAAAACAAAACAAGATTATATTCGTAATCGTGATATTGATGCACTTAACCACGTACTAAGTACTGAACTTGGTAGGTGGTTTTTTTGTAGGCTTTTAGACCGCACCGACATATTGAAACAATCGTTTACTGGCAATTCTGAAACGTTCTTTAATGAGGGGAAACGAAAAGTAGGTTTAGCCTACATGAATATGCTAGGTCAGATTGGCGATGGCGTAGATGGTGTAAAGAAATATCATCAAGCACAACTTGAATATATCGAACAACAAAAACTATTTGAGGCATTAACAGAGAAAGGTGAACAACCATAATGGCAGATGAAATTTTAACTGGTACGAACGATAACACAGGTAGTACAGATGGTGGTACACCGCAAGATACGAATACACAAGACCAACAACAAGACACAATCTTAGGTGGCGGTACTGACACAAGCGGTAACCAAGAACCACCTACAGAACCTATTGTGTATGATTTCACGAAAGCATTTGAGAGTGGTGAAGTAGACCAAACAATCGCCAGTGAGTTTTCGAAGTTGCTTAATGGTGTTGGCGCAACGCAAGAACAAGCAGTAGAGATGGCTAAGTTTGGTAATAAGTATGCTACAGACCTTGTAACCGCTTACGAAACTAAAAGACAAGAGGCTTTGGTTGAGCAATATGAGGGGTACAAAAAACACACCGAAGAGGTGTTAGGGAATAAATATGATGCAACTGTACAAAAGGCAGCGACTGGTGTGGAGTTAATCGAAAAAACAATTCCTAATATCCGTGAAGTCTTAGCTGAAAATGGCTTAGGTAATCGTATTGAAGTTATCCAAATGTTTGAAAAAATTGCTGACATGGCTGGTGAAGATAATAACGCTGGTGGCGGTCAACCAACTGGTGGTACACAGTCAGAAGATGCAATCAGAAGAAACTTATATCCGAGTATGTTCAAATAAAAGGAGAAAATAATTTATGGCTACAATCGGAACACAAAACCCTACTTTAATTGATTTGCAAAAGCGTATGGATCCTAACGGAAAAATCGCACAAATCATCGAACAATTAAACCAATCTAACGAAATCGTTCAAGACATGACAATGATTGAATGTAATGATGGTACATCTAACAAAACAACTGTACGTACAGGCTTGCCTGAGGCTACATGGCGCATGCTTTATGGCGGTGTTCAACCATCTAAATCTACTACAAAACAAATTACCGACACTTGCGGTATGTTGGAGGCTTACTCCGAAGTAGATGCTAAGTTGGTTAAATTGTCTAATGACCCTGTAGCATTCCGTGCCACAGAAGATGCTGCATTTGTTGAGGCTATGGGTCAAGAAATCGCACGTACAATTTTCTATGGTGATGAAAGTACTCCTGAAAAGTTTGTTGGTTTGTCCGCACGTTTCAATACATTAGACCCTAAGAAAGCTGATAGTGCTAAAAACATTATTGATGCTGGCGGTACTGCAAACCTTGCATCCATGTGGCTTGTAGGTTGGGGTCCTCTTACTGTACACGGCATCTATCCACGTGGCACAGAGGCTGGCTTACAACAAGAAGATAAAGGAAAAACAACAATCACTAAGCCTGATGGCTCTTTATTCGAGGCATATCGCACTCACTTTGAACAAAACATCGGTTTGTGCGTGCGTGATTGGCGCTATGTAGTACGTATCGCTAATATTGATATGAAATCCATTAAAGAAGATATTTCCGCAGGTCCTAACTTAATTAACTTGATGATCCGTGCAGAAGAAAGAATGCAATCTCTTACTGGCTGCCGTCCTGTATGGTACATGAACCAAGAATTGCGTACATTCTTACGTTTGCAAAAGAACAAAGTACATGGTTCTACAATCACAGAAGAAATGGAAATGGGCAAAATGGTTACACGTGCTAATGGTATTCCAGTACGTAAAATCGATGCATTACTTTCCACAGAAGCACGAGTTACTGCTTAATTAATAGGGGGATAAACATATATGATTATTGATACTCAAAATACTTTCTTTTGGAAAAAAGATATTACAGCAAACACAAACTCCGATGTAATTATGAATGGTAATGGTGGCGATGCTGACCCTAACTTGTTCCTTGTAATTCGCATCGACAAAACAGTAACTGGTACACCTTTGTTTAATGTGTATACTTCTGATACTGATAATATGGCTAATGCGGTATTGTTGCATGGCATTACAATGGTAGCTAATGCACCAGCTGGTACAGAATACAAAGTGCGTTTGGCTAATGGCGGTAAGAAATATATCCGCATCAACGCCAATAATATGACTGCTGGTACTATCTCCGCATTCTTAACAAGTGGCATTAACATTAAATAAGGTGGATAATATGGAATACGTTGCAAAAGTAACCCTTTATCACAATACAAAGGGTTTAATTGAAGAGGGAACAACAGTTGAATTTACAAAAGAAGAAGTAGCCGAATATGATAAGGACTACTTCAAAGACTTGTTTGAAACTGTTGGTGCAGAAGAAGTCGCAGAAGTAGAACCTACAGAAGAAACTGTAGAAACTACACCAAAGAAACGTGGTAAAAAAGCGGAAGAAACTGCTGAATAATTGAACGAGGGGTGCTTATGCATCCCTCTTTTTTTATAGAAAGGTGGAAATATGACACCTACTGATATTTGCAATCAAGCGTTATCACTTATCAATGCAGGTCGAATACGTTCCATGACGGAAGAAACAGAACCTGCTAGACAATGCAGATTACATTATGATCTAACACGTAAAGTATTGTTAGAACAGTTTGAATGGAATTTTGCACGTAAGCGTGAACGAGCAGTATTGTCAGAACACAAGATTGATGGTTGGGGTTATGTATATGCGTACCCTGAAAAGTGTGTTCGCATCCTTGCGGTAATTCCACAGGGTGAACGATACCGAGCGGAAAAGCAACGTGAATATGATGTTTATTTGACTGATAACAATACAAAGTACATCGTATCTGATGTACCATTGATGCATATTGATTATGTATACGATATTACTGATGCTGATGTAATGAACCCTATATTCGTTAAAGCATTAGTATGTAAGATGGCATCTGACCTAGCAATGCCACTAACAGGCAATAGCGGTTTATTCGACCAATCATACAAGCTATATCAAGCAGCATTACAAGAGGCAAAATCTATGAGTGCTAAAGAGCGTAGATTAGATATGCCTTATGTTTCTAACTATATCAAGGCAAGGAGTTGGTGATATGCAACCTATGTATATCGGACAAGTCGCATTTACCACAGGCGAGGTGTCGCCAGATGTATCTAGCCGATTTGACCTTGAACAATATAAAAGTGCATTATTGCTTGCTGAAAATGCGGTGATTAGACCTTATGGAGCGGTGGCACGTAGGCAAGGTTTACAGTTTATCGGATATGCTAAATATCATGATAAGCCTGTTAGGCTGTTTGAATTTACTACCAATAAGAACCAATCATTCATGCTTGAATTTGGTGAAAGATACGTTAGGGTGTGGCGGAATGGTGTGTATACCAATGTTGAAGTAGAAACACCATTTGAGGCGGACATTGTAGGTGAATTAAACTGCATCCAAAGTGGCGATGTAATGTTTATTTGTAGTGGCAAGTACCCTATTCAAACGCTATCACGATATAGTGATACTGACTGGCGAATGAGTGCGTACAAACTAACCGAGCAACCTTACGATGATATTAATACCGATAATGGTCATACGTTGACTGTTAGTGGTGATACAATCACATCGACTAAAGATTTATTCACATCTGATATGGTTGGTAGTGTTATTCAGATTGCTTATTATGTTGAGGCGGTACACACTAAATCAGCTGGCGAAGTAGTCGAAAAGAGAGTGCATAGAGGTTTATTACCTATACTTATAGAAAAGACCTACAATAACATCAATTATAATGTTGAAAACTACAGTACCGATACAGAACTATCATGGAAATTCACAACGCATGGTACATGGGAGGGTACAGTAAAAATACAGATTTCCAACAATGATGGACAGACTTGGAAAGACTACAGAACGTACACATCTAAGAATGACTACAACGTAACTGATAGTGGAAAGATAGAGGCTGGAGCAAGGCTTAAATATATCTCCGATATTAAAGGTGGTTCTGTAAATTGCGACTTATCCATTATGCCGTTCACTCAATATGGTGTTGTTGAGATTAAAAGCGTAACCGATGCTAAGAATGCAAAGGTTAATGTTCTGAATGGTATTAAAGAGGGTGAACCTAGTTACCAATGGAAATTGGGGAGTTGGAATAGAGGCAGAGGTTATCCTAAACTTTGTACATTCTATCAAGACCGATTTGTGGTGGCTGCTACTGATAGCAAGCCTAACTTCATCTGGTTTAGTCGAACTGGTGATTATCCTAACTTTGGGGTTGAAAAAGTAGGCGGTACGATTACAGATGATAGCGCAATCACATTGCCAGTAATTAACCGCAAAATGTATGAGATTAGGCATCTAGTACCAGCTAATGACTTAATCGTACTTACAAGCGGTAATGAGTGGATAGTAGATGGTAGTAAGACTATTACACCAACTAACTGTTACCTTAAAACACAAACACAACGTGGTGCATTGAAATGTGAACCACAGTTTATTGGTAACAGATGTGTGTTCGTTCAAGAGCGTGGCGGTACTGTTCGTGATATGGGTTACTCTTATGAGAGCGACAACTACACAGGGCAAGACCTTACATTGTTTGTTAAAACATTGGTTAAAGGTCATGTAGCAATTACAAGTGCATATGCACAAGACCCAGACTCTATCATCTACTATGTAAGGGATGATGGACAACTCAACTGTTTAACTTATATACCAGAACAAAAGGTGTATGGGTGGTCGCACTTTGTTACGAATGGTAAATACAGATATGTAGAAAACGTGGCAGAGGGCGAACAAGACACAATCTATTTTGTAGTAGATCGTGTTATCAACAATAAAAATGTTAAATGTATTGAACGTAGTATTCCGTTGTACACAGAGGATAACTCCGATGTATTCCTAGATTGCTATGTTAAAGTGGCCAATTCTATTAAGACTGATTACATCAACGCACCTCATCTAGTAGGACAAATGGTAGACATAGTAGTTGATGGGCAACAAATGCCATCTAGGGAAGTACCACCTACTGGGGTTATTAAATTGGATGGTAAAGCGAATGTAATTACTGTTGGTTTACCTTATACAACTAAAATCAAAATACCTAGCGTAGAACAACAAATAAACGATGGCACATTGCAATGCAGATTAGTAACTATATCACGAGTTGCGTTGCGGTTATATCGTTCATATGGTGGTAGCGTAGGTAGAACATTTGATGATGTTGATGATTTAATCTTAAAACCTAAAACGCTATTTACTGGCGATACTGTGATTATGTTACCTAAGATAGCAACTAGCGTTAATACAAATACAGAAATCTGTATAAAACACTCAAAACCTTTCCCATTTAACCTGTTAGCGGTTACAAGAGAGGTAGAAATTGGCGGTGGTTTCCCAAATGTTCATGGAATGTAAAATTAGCCGTTCTAAGCACGTTTCGTTAATTCGTGAGTTATATATTAACTTACGTTCGATAGATGCCTTAGAGGTTAAATATATCAATCGAAAAAATTCAAACTATAGCGAAAATGACTTTGTAAACGATATTCTTGGGGAAGATTATCAAAGTCGCATTGTTATTGATAATGATAAGCCATTGTGTGTGTATGGGGTATCAAACACATCACTAAATGGGATGCATTGCATTTACTTTTTGGGGAGTAAAGATTTTGAACGTAGTTTGACATTGCAAAAGCAATTTATAAAAGTTAGTAGAAATATCATTAGGGAATGGCTACAAACTAGGGAATGTTTATTTAATTACATACACAAAGAAAATCACCGCACCATTAGATGGCTAAAGTCATTAGGTGCGGTTATTCATTACGATATTAACGATGGGGATATGGTTTTATTCACATTGAGAAAGGGGGATGCGAATGTGTAACCCTATTGCATTAACGGCAGCGAGCATGGTTGGTACGTTGTTTACACAACACCAACAAGGTAAGGCACAAGCTGCAATGTATAACCAACAAGCAAGGGTGGCAGAGGCTAACGCACGTATTAGTGATCGCAAGCAAGAACAAATAGCAGACCAAGCCTTGCAAGAACGAGATAAAATGTCCGATAAGATGCGACTTATCCAAGGGCAGAACGTAGCAGAAACTGGTGCTGGCGGTTTAACCATGAGCGGTACACCATTACAATTAATGGCATCTAGCTATGACGAATACAACAAAGACATTCAGAACTGGGAAACTAACAAAAATAACAGTATCTACAATGAATATCTTAATGGTATGAATTATAGGAATGAGGCAAGCACCGCACGTGCAGCAGCAAGCAATGCTAAATCACAAACTAGAATGGCAATGCTAGGAACGATATTGAGTGGTGCATCTAGTATCTATGGCTTGAAAAGTCAGTATGCAAGTAAGAGTGTAGGTAGTGGTAATAACTATTACGCACCATCTAGTGATGCACTAGCGGCTGCTGGTATGCCTAAGATGAAATTCGTAACCAAAGGTACTATTAGAAATAATAGGTGGGGTATCTAATGAAGTTAATAGGCTATGATAGTAACCAACGCTTAAACACAATTAATGGTAGTGTACAAGCTAACGTAAATGAAATGGCTTATGGTGGTAACACACAAGGTATGGATAACCTCACAAAAGCCATTGGTGATTTAGGCAACACAATGTTGACAATACAAAAGCAAAAAGAAATGACCGATGTTGTAAATGCAACGAATGAATATAATGCCATGATGAATGATTGGCTATATAACCCTGATAATGGTGCTATGAACCGAAAGGGCGAAAATGCTTTAACTATTCCACTTGATTATCAAAACCAAGAGAAAAGAGCAAGGCAACTTATAGCCGATAAGTATGGTTTTAAATTCAATGATGCGGTCAATGCTTTTAATAAAGTTGCAGATAATGATATGACCAATACAACAAACACGATCAATAAGTTTGTACGAGGTCAATTTGAAGATAGTGCTATGAAAGCACTAGATATGAATGTACAAAACATATCTAATAATGCGGTGGTAAATGCTAGTCCTGATGCATTCGATGATGCCATGAAACAAGTAAGCGGTAGTGTAGCAGCACAATTATCCAACCTTGGGTATGATGATAATACTATCCGTTTACAAGTTAAGAAAGCACAACAAAATATTGCCACAACCATGATTGAAAAGAAAATGGCTGATGATGATTTGGATGGTGCAAATAAGATTATCAATCAAGTTGCTATGTCAGGCTTAATCGATGAAGAAAAAATCATGGGTTATCGTCAAAAGGTACGCAATGCATCAATGGTATTGGCTACATCAGATGATAGCAAGATTGATGGTGTTATTGGTGAGTTTGACCCTAACGACCCTGACTTGCTAACTAAAGTAACCAACAAACTATATGATGATGGTTTTGGTAAAGTTGCTGGCACTACTGGAACTATAACAAAAGAGATGTTCATTAAAGCTGTTTCGGCAAATGAAAGTAGCAATAATGATCATGTAGTAAATGGGGATAGTGGTGCGTATGGTCGATACCAGATAATGCCTGAAAACTGGCCTGAATGGAGTAAAGAGGCTGGAATTCCAGGTGCTGATATTTCAGACCCTGAAGCACAACGTAAAGTCGCTACTTATAAATTAAGTGAGTATATAGATAAGTATGGTGTAGAGGGTGCGGCAGTTGCTTGGTATGCTGGCGAGGGTACTGCAGAAGCGTGGGTAAGAGATGGCGCAAAGGCACATGTAAAAGGTAGTGGTGGCGATGGTTGGGATAAACCTCAATATAGCAATGGGAATGAATATCCTAGTATTCGTCAATATGTTGTAAATACATTAGCAGAGATTGGCGGCGGTCAAGCAAGAGAAGAAACCCCAGCCGAGGCACAAAAACGAAAAGATATGATCCGACGTAACGTGGCTACACGCTTACAAGTGATGGCTAAACGTAAAGCACAAATTCTTGAAAACCAAAAAGTAGAGATTGAGCAACGTGTAGCAGCAGCGGTTAAGAATGGTGCAACTGATGTTGAAGTATTGAAGATGCGACAAGACTATGCAGAAACACATCCTGAATATCAACGAGCAATGCAGGGTCAGTTAAACCAAGCACAAATATCTGTAAACAAAGCAGCTGCCAAAGCATTGCAAGCTAAATCGGTAAACGTATTGGCGGTTAAAGCTGCAATCGCTAATGGACAATTCAAATCTATGGGTGATTTAAATAGTTACCTAGGAGAAATGGGTGTGTATTTTACCGCTCCACAATTAGCGGATATTAACCATGAATTTGATGAATATTCAAATGGTACAGGGAAGTATTCCCCTGATATGGCTGGCATGAAAAGTAGTATAGAAAACTTAGCTGGTAGAAAAATAGATGGTGTTGAATGGCAAGGGGTATCAACTGCAGTTTATCCTAAAGTACAAGAATTTAGGGAGAAAAACGGATATGACCCATCGCCAGCACAAATGGCACAATGGGGTGCTGATGCGGTAGCGGAACAAACAATCGCATCTACAGAAACTGGTAAATATTGGGGTGTAGGTAAGTTAGCAAATACCTTTGGTGGTAAAGGCGCTGCAGTATCTTACACGAACGCACAACTAGCATCACAAGGTATGTATGGCTTGTATAACACGACTGGTGCAGATGGTCAGCCATACTACGTTTATAAAGATGCTAGGGGCGAAGAATACACCATAACACCAGCAGAATTAGCTGAAAGGTTAGGACAATAATGAGTGATTATAAGATTACACCTGAACAAGCGACAAATGGTACGTTTAGTGTTAAATCACACGCAAACGTAAGATTTGAGGGCGGTGTTCAACAACAAGTAACAGACAATTCATATGGTAAAGCTATTAGCAATGCAGCTAGTGGTGTTAGTGATTGGCTAACAAAAGACCCATCAACCGCTACAGTTGATATGAATGCTATGAACGCATTAACACAAACTGATGTTACACCGCAACAAAGCGAAAACTTTGTAAATAAAGCTGGTGAAATCTTACAACCTGTAATGCATCGTGCAGAACAAATCTATTTGTGGAATAAAGCGGACTGGGCGCAATCGGCATATGATAGTGGTGAGACACTAGGTATTAGCCCTGACCTAATCATGGCAAGCGGTCAAGATGGTATTAGAAGAGCAGAGGCAGCGGCAGCACAAATTAATCGTGGTAAAACTCTTAATGAAGTGTATGAGTTGTACCCTGAATTAGTTGGTATCAATTATAAAAACTCCGCAGAGGCTATCACCACCCTTCAAAACCTACAATCGGTAAAAGATACACATGGTGTATGGGATAGCATCCAACAAAACACATGGGCGATTAATGACCAAATCAAATTAGGTAAAGTTGGTATGGAGTTATCAACCGCTACTGATCCAAAACGTATTCAAGAACTTAATGACGAGGTAGAACGATTACAATCTAACTTGTCTAAATACCGAAAATCAGATGATAACAACGTATTGGAAAATGTAGTTGGTGCTACTGCTAGTCAAGTATATATGATGGCTGCACACGCTATCATGGGTTCTAATCGTGCTGCAGAGGGTATGGCACTAGGTGCAGCGGCTGGTGCTGCTGCTACCGCACCTTTAGGTGGTGAGGGTGCTATTCCAGGTGCATTGGCTGGTTTGAGTACTGGTGTTCAAGTTGGTATGGCTGAACAAATGTATCAAATGTCTTTTGGTAACAAATACCTTGAACTCATTCAAAAACGAGATGCAAATGGCAATCAAGTATACTCTAACGAAGAGGCTAGAAAGTATGCTATGTCTTATGCTGCTATTGATGCTGGTATTGAGTTTGTAGCAACCAAGGCTATCGCTAAGGGTATAAATAATATTGCACCTAAATCAGCATTAGCAAAAGTAGTTACAAATGGTACTACTGATGTTGCAGCTACGTTTGATAGAGGTATTGGAACAACAGTTACACAGATGGCTAAGAACTCTATTAAAGCTGGTATACCTGAACTCTTTGAAGAGGGCTTGCAAGACGTCAACGAAAAGGTACAACACAACCTAACACGCAAGGATAATGACCCAGAGGGTTATTATAGCGTAGGTGATATTGCTATAGGTTCGCTAGATGCAATGAAACAAGCATTGCCAGCAGTAATAGGTTTTGGTGCTATTGGTGGTGCAGTAGGTGGTGTGCGTACCGCAAAGGCTTTCCGTGATTTTCAAAAATTGACACCAGAGCAACAACAAGCAGCTATCATAGCAGAACAAAACCGCAATGGCGCAGTCATTATGGATAATGTACGTAAGGATAGTACAACCAATAAAATCGCAAAAGAAAACCCTGAACTATACGGAAAAATTGTACAGGCACAGGGCGATAAGGTAGGTGTATCAACTCAATATGTAGATGTAGCGGAATTAGTACAATCTGAAAACGGACAATTTGCTATCCGTGATATGGTCGATAACGGCTTAGTAACACAAGAGGAAGTCAAAGCAGCTATTGAGGCAGATGCGCCTGTTGAAATTCCTATTGGTAGCTACGCCCAAGTATCTATGAACTTATCAGATGAAACAGTAGAGGCTTTAAAACAAACATCTTACTTTACACGTGGCGGTATGTCATTGGCCACGCTAGAACGTGCAAAGCAAGAAGTGGATGTTGCTAAATCTGTTTTGAAAGATGATATATCAAAACGTGCGGAACGCATCAAAGATGATATTATCCGTAATGAGTTTGAGGGTGCATCTGATATAGATCGTGAAGTACTTAATCAAGTATTGGCAGACCCTACGAACATTAAACGCAACTTTAATAATTTATTGCACACGTTAAAAGAGCAATACAGAGAAACCTATGCAAGCGACTTTGACAATGCAGATAAATCTATCAATGATGCAGTAAGTACTGGTATTGAACCACAATGGTTAGTTGATTATAAAGCTAATAATGGCGGTAAAGCACCACGTACTAATGCAGAACGTAGACGAGCAGCATATGAGCATAGCCGAGCGACTACAACTGAAAGCCTTAATGGTAATGTTGATGCACTAGCACAATCTGATGCACATTATGCAGATATGGAACATATGTTAATGCAAATCGAAAGTTTAGAGGCTATGAAAGACAAAGTCTTTGAATTGGCGAACAATGACATAGCGTTACGAATGCAATTAACTAAAAGTGGATATGATGTATACAACGAAGTAGTTAAAGCTATTAGTGAAAGCACAAATAGAAAACAACGTGAAACTGCAAAAGCAAATGCATTATTGATGGCACAACACGCTGATATAATGGCACAATATATGCGACAAATGGGCAAAGGCGGTTATACCGCTATGGACTATTTGCGTGATAGCGTGCGAATTAACATGAATGCTAAATTAGGAGAAAAAGGCGGATATGCACAACCACTAAATGTTGATGTTGACTTAAATCACAGATTACAAGTTGTTGATTTAACAAATCTTAAAACTAATCTGAAAACAGAAAAAGACATAATAGATTTATTTAAAAACACACCACCACAAGCGGTTATGATTGAGGATGGTAAGGTTATTGTTTTACCACCTGATGATATTAATGGTATTAAACATATTCCATATGGTACGCAAAAAGGTAAAAAAATAGCAAATAAAAAAAGAAGAATTGTAGAAGATATTGCAAATATATTGCAACATAGTGTATTGATTGATAGCTCGCCTAATAATAAAATTGGCAGATCAAAATCTGGCATGAGCGCTAATCAACGTAAATCGCAAAATAGAAAAAATACTATTGTTAATTACCACAATTTACTATCGGCAATTCGTATTAATGGAAATTATTATGCAGTTAGATTTGTAGCAGAAGAAAAACAAGGACATTTAACAGTATACCCAAGAACAGTTTATTTATACGATATAATTATGCAAAAAAGCAGTACTACTAGTCGCCCGACTCAGAGTGGCAATAGCCAAGCGGTCGGTCAAATGACCAGTAATACTGCTTTTGATACTATAAGTATAAAAGACATATTGAATGGAGTCAAGGACGGAAAAGGTGTTTTATATGTAGATAATAATGGAAATGGCAATTATTACACACAAACATATAATCAATCCGCATGGCATGGTTCACCACATGACTTTGACACATTTGATTTAGGTGCTATTGGTACTGGTGAGGGCAATCAAGCACATGGTTGGGGTTTATATTTTGCTAAGAAGAAATCAGTATCTAGGAATTATCAAAAGGTATTGGCTAAGCGGTTAGGAACTACAAGTCCTAAATTATTTAAGGTTGAAATCCCAGACCAAGAAACGATGCTTGATGAAGATAAATATTTCAAAGAGCAAAATAAAGGTGTTATTGATAAAATAATACCAGCTATTAACAATTTAGATATTGATAAGCGAAAAGCCTTGTTAGAACACTATAAAGAACATCCATCATATACTACCAATAAAGAGTATGAAAAAATCTTAGGTAAAATACAAGGAGTAAAGCGTGAACAAGAATATTTAACTGATGCTCTACTAAATAATGTAAATAAAATAAAAGAAAAAATTGCTAGAGAAACGGCTGCAGAGTACGGATATAACTTTGATGAGTTAAAAGCAGATAGCACTTTAGAGATGGCTAAAAAGCTACTTGGTGAGATGAATGAAAAACTATCAACGCTAGAAAAAGAAAAAGAAGTTGAGTGGGCTAAAGAAAAAATAAGACAAGATAAAATTTTGGAAAATATAGGAGATACCTTTATCAAATCACCGTATACTGGACGAGATTTTTATCTTGCATTATCCAAAGCCTTTGGCGGTGATAAAGGTGCATCTGAATTCTTAAATTCTATTGGTGTTAGCGGCATTACATATGATGGGTATACAGATGGTAGATGTTATGTAGTATTTGATGATAAAGCTATTAATATTATCGAAAAGTACAATCAATCCGTTAATGGTATGACCGAAATCATGAAAGATGGTACACGCATCATCAGCATTTTCAAAACAGCGGATAGAAGTACATTCTTACACGAGATGGGGCATGTTTTCTTTGATGATATTCAAAAATTAGCATCTATGGAAAACGCACCTGAGCAACTTGTAACAGATTGGAACAAGTTGAAAGAGTGGAGCGGTTGGGTTGATGGTGAAAACGTAGATAATACGAAAGCACACGAAAAATTTGCACGAGGTTGGGAAAGCTACTTGCGAAGTGGTGAAGCACCAACAAGTGCATTGCAAAGAGTATTCCGTCAATTCTCAAAATGGTTAACATACATTTATCGTAGCGTTCAACGATTAGGTGGTGAAGTACCATCTGATATTAAAGATGTTATGGCACGTATGATCGCAACCCAAGAGGATATTGAGGCATACGCAGAGCAACAACAATTAGAACAGTTTGAGAAAACCGAACTCTATAAGCAACTATCCGAGCAAGACCAAGCACGGATGCAGTCTTATATTGCAGATGTGAAAGAAAAAGCAAAAGAACGTGTGATGCGAAAACTCATGAAAGAACTTGATAATAGACCTATCAAGGAATGGGAGGAAGAAAAAGATGCAATACAAGTCGAAATCGAAGAACGGTTGATTGAGCAGTATCTTATCTATAAAGATCATCAACGATACAACACATTTGGTGAGAGTGCTTTTGAAAAAACACAATACAATTCCATTGAAGAGTTAGAAAAAGCGGAAGTAGAACAAACTGGTGCTACATTTAACGATGCTATCAATCAAGAAATGGACAATGCGAAAGCAGAGTTTATGAAAGATAACAACGTAGGCAAAACAAATGAACAGATAGCAGAGGAAATCTTACTATCTACACAAGGTCAAATGAAACTCACCGAAGAAGAAAGTAAGATTATCCAACAATCTACTAATCGTGAGTTAGCTAAGAACTGGGAATTGTTAGAACGAATTCGTAAACTAGACCCTAATGCAGAAACTATCGATACAGAATTAGATGAAATCGAAAAAGAGGTAAAACCTACTAAATACGATGAATTGAAAGCCGATAAGAAAAAAGTAGATGCTGCTTTAACTGATACTACAAAACAGTTAGAAAAAGCAGAAGAACGTATCAAACGTTTACAAGCTATGTTGAATAACCGCATCAATAATGTTCGTTCTATTCGAGGTGCTGGACTTGGTACAATTTCCGACTACATGGAACGTGCAAGAAAAGAATTAGGTGCATTGCCTATATCTAATGCGGTACAGTTTAAAACGTATCAAAACAAAGCGGTTACTGCTGGCAAAAAAGCAGATAGAGCATTGGCGGTAGGTGATGTTGATAAGGCACTTGGCTTTAAACGTGAACAGATGCTACAACAAGCAAGGGCAAGAGTAGCGTTTGAAAACTTTGAGAAGTCCAAGAAATTGCGATTGAAATTGAAACAACAATTACAACGCATGACTAGACCTAAAAACCCTATTGCTATAGAACCTAACATGAGATATTTCTATAATCACATGGCATATCAAATGGGTTTGACTAAGTATGATGGGTTATTGCCTGTTGATGGTTTTGATATGAATAGTGTGTTAGCTGCATTAGATCCTGATGTTGGTATTCTAAACCAACAATCTATGGTTCAATTAGAACCTTGGATAGTTGAGATGTTCTACTCTAAAACACCTAAACCATTCCGTTCTATTACTATGAATGAGTTGGAAACCTTAGAAGAACTCATGACTGGTATGTACAAAAACGGCAGAAATGAGTATGAGGGTACAACAATCTTAAATGATGCTGGTGATAGCGTATCATTTGAAAATGCAGTACAAGAAATCATCGGTGAGGCTACAGAAACATTTGGTAATGCAGAGGGTGATGTATTTAATAAACTCAATAACCAAACTAAAATGGATGCGGTAAGTGGTAAGTTGTATAGTTTCCACTTAGCATTGCTTAAAGTTGAAACATTCTTACGCAGAATGGGTGGCGGTAAAAATGGGTTCGCAGTTAAATATATCTATGACCCTATTAATCGAGCTACACAAGCATTCAATGAACGTAAGGAAGCATCAATGCGTAGATTGGCCAAGGATGTAGGAATATATTCCAAGCGTGAATTGTTTGATATGCGTAATGACCATTTATATACAGTTGGTGAACTGCACGGCTTAACAAAAGAGCAACTTATCATGATTGCTCTAAACTGGGGTACCGAAAGTAACAGACAACGTGTAATGGAAACCACAAAAGCAAATGAAGTAGAAATTGAACGTGCTTTCCAAGAACACATGACTGATAAAGACTGGGAGTTTGTTATTCGTACATGGGATCATATCAATTCGTTTTATGAAGAACGCAGCCGAGTACAAGAGGAATTGTACGGAAACCCATTGAAGAAAGTAAAAGGTTTAACATTTACTATTGGTGGTAGAAATATTGAGGGGCAATATTTCCCTATCGTGTACAACCCTAAAGTCAATGCATCCGTAAGCGACAACCAAGTTGAAGATATTGCTAAAACTATGGTAAGTAGTAATGCAGTATGGGGAACTGGCATGAGTGCTACTAAATCACGTTTAGATGTAGTCAAAGATAAATCATTGTTACTTGATTTTGATGTAATTCCTAATGCTATTACAGAGGCTATTAACCATGTAACCATGCGTAAAGCGGTAACTGATGTTAATAAACTAATCAGTAATAGAGAATTGCAAAATTACATTGTAGATAAGTTTGGTGCTGATACGTATCAATTCTTGCGAACTTGGGTCCGTGATAATTGGCAAGACGAACCAGCTAAAACAAACGATTTTGACCGATTAATTCTTACGTTGAAAAAGAATACAAATACAGCTGTTATGGTTGGACGTTTATCCGTAGCATTACAAAATGCGTTAAATATTCCTGTTGCATTCTATCGTATCGGTGTAGGTAATACCATTAGAGCCATAAATCATGCTGGTATAGGGTTCTATGGACACGGAACTACTACGTATAACAACACTAGAGATTTTGTATTAGCACAATCAATCTTCATGAGGGAACGTATTCAAACTTTAGATAAAGACTTGAAACAAGGTTTATCTATTGCAGGTAAAGGCTTACGTTTAGGTGATACAAATGTAGGTGGTTACAAGGTAGAACAACTTGCAAATGTTCGTGATGATATAAACCAAATGGGGTTTAGATTACTTACGGAAACAGATTTTGCATTATCTATTCCTGTATGGAAATTTGCATATGATCAAAAGCAAGCGGAACTCATGAGTAAAGAGGGTGTAAGTGCAGAATGGATAGAGCAACAATCTATCGAGGCTGGCGACAGAGCAGTCCGAGATATATTTGGTAGTGGTGATACAAAAGATGCTGCTGCTATTCAACGTGCAAGAAGTTCTATTATGCAAATGTTTATTCCGTTCTATTCCTACGCTAATACGCTTTATAACATCATTACAGAGGGTAACTACGCACGAAAAGATACAGGTGATTATGCAAGGTTCGTTAAGGTGCTATGGTGGTCATTGGTAGTTCCAGCAATCGGTATGATGGCTTACAAAGCTATGACAAATGGTGATGATGATAAGCCTGAAGATTTGGCGAAATCATTTATTGAAGAATTAGTCGCACAAGGTACTATGGGTGTTCCATTGGTTAGGGATATAACCAATATGGCTATGAAGTTTATATTGGGAGAAAGACCTTATAACAAAGGGAATACAGTATTAGCCACAAGCATTGCAGAAAAATTCTATGATGTTAGCCTCGCTATTGTAAGCGATAAAAAAGATGGTATTGATGTAGGTAGAAGTTTCAGTCAGTTAGCAAACAGAGCAACAGGGTTTAGTGATACTGTTACAGACGGACTATGGACATTAGCTAGATATGCGTTCACAGATACCGATGCAGCCTTAGAAGATGTAATCATGGCTATCATGTTTGACCGTAGACTTAAAACTAAAAAAGATAAAAAGAAACATTGATAAATAAGGACTATCCATAATGGGTAGTCCTATTTATATACATTGAAAGGGGATGTTAAATTGACACCAGAAGTACTTAAACCATCTGTAGTGTATCAATGTGATGGGAGAAATAAGAAGTTTATTTTTCCTTATGATTTTGTACAAATCGAGGATATTAAACTAACTATCGTTGATGCGGATGGAACAGAGGCGGTACAAGTAGGCAATATCGATTATGACGAAAACACCAAATCGGTAATTTACCCAGCTAATGGGGATGCACTAGCCGTAGGGCAAAAGGTTATCCTAGAACGTAAAACACCAATTTCACAAGATATGGACTTGCCTGATGAGTATCCATTCGAGAATATCGAACACGCAACGGACAAGATCATACTCATTTTGCAAGAAATGAAAGCGGAACTAGACCGCTCATTAAAAATTCGAGTGGATAGCGACAAGAACGCTAATGAAGTTGCAAAAGATATTGTAGAGCGTTCTGTAAAAGCTGCTAATGATGCAATTAATGCTATGAATGTAATTTCTGAAAAGTCCGATAAGATTAATGCTAATGCAGATATAATCAACCGATTGGGCGAAGAAATCAAAACAATAGCATCGACTGTTGATGATAAATTGGCAACCGCTAATACCGCACTTGATACAACCTCAACTAATGTTGCTACGGCAGAACGATTAGTGAGAGATGCAAAGGCTTACGCTGGACAAACTACAGTTGATAAACGAGATATTAATAATCTTGTAGACCAAGCTAAGACCTTAAAGAATGACATTGATAATAAACAAACATCAATCGCAAGTAACGCTATCAAGGCAACAGATGCTGCTAAACGTGCTGAAGTCGCAGCAGCTAAAGCAGAACAAATTGCATTGCCTAATGGCGGTAGCTTAATCACAAAAACAGAGGCAGATACAAAGTTTATTCCTAAAGATAGCTTGTATGGCATTGTGTCAGTAAAAGACTTTGGTGCGGTAGGCGATGGTGTAGCAGATGATACCGCAGCATTTAAACGTGCTAATGATAACTTGAAGAATAAAATCTTATTGATACCTAATGGTATTTACAAAATCAATGAGCATCTATCGTTTAACACAGTCGATAGCGTAATGGATATGGGTACTTATAGTAATATCAAGCCGTTCTATCCTACTGAAACACCGATGCTTAAAGGTGCAAATAATATTGCGTTTGTAAAAAACATCCAATATGGTGATGAGGTGAACCAATGCCAAGGGTTCACTTACAACGATAAGAAGAACGTGTTCGTGTTAGCTTGCATCAATAGCGATGGTACTAATCAAGTACTCTACGAACTCAATTCATCCACGTTTGAAATTGTAGGTACGTATAAGTTTAATGACCCAGATAAGATGGGGCATTGTAACACAATGTGTTATAACAAAAACACTAACAAGATTTATCTTGCCAATGGCTTAAAAAATGGTAATAACCTAACAGTACTTAATGCTGACACAATGCAATATGAACGCACTATCACATTGAATGAACGTGTATTTAATATTGGCTATGACCCAATCACACGAACCTATGTAAGTATCGTTCCTATTAGTGGTCAACAACGCTTACGTGAAATCAACTTATACAATGATGATTTTGTGAAAATGAAAACATATCAAGTTGATTACCAATACGATGATTTCAATAACAATGGTGCTTTCATGTTAAATGGATGCATCATGAGTGCAACTCTTGGTAGCTTGGTAGAATGTACACCATTTGGAACAGTCAAACAGATTATTGAAATCAATAGAACTACTGAAATCGAAGATATAGCTTACTACAACGGAAAATTCTATTTTGCAGTTTTAACAGAGAAACCGAACAAGCGACACCAAGTTGATATTTATGTGGGCGATCCAAACAAAGACTATCAAAACTCCATCAATACCGCACGATTAGCAACGCTTGATTATCTCAAACTAACAGGCGGAACATTAAGTGGCGCACTTAAAATGGCTAATAACACATTAATCGAGGGTTATAAACCTGATGGTCATGGTGTTGGTATGGCTAAGGTGTCTACCGCTGGTAACGTAGAACTTGGCGATAACTCTGTTAATACGTTTATTAAAGGTAAGGAATTTAAACACTATGATGGTACAGATAGTTTCACAGTACTTACCACAAAACATTATGGTACGGCTATCTATAAGAAAAAAGATGTAGATGATAACTTTGTTAAGAAAACAGAAGTAGACCAGTTAGGTTTTCCGTATACGAAACTTGATACGGCTACAGATTGGAACACACTCACAACACAAGGTGCAATAGAAATCAACTTTGATGGCGGTGCTAATAACCCACCACGTAGCCACAAACAAGGTATGTTAATCGTAATGAATTTTGGCAAAGGTGCGATGATAGACCAAACATTCCATGCATTCAATGGTGAAACATACCATAGAATGTTTATGGCTGATAAATGGAAATCTTGGGGTAGGGTTCAAACATCCTTGAATAGCCGATTGAAATTGTGGAGTGCTAATGGTGGAAATGAGGTGTATGTTGAATAATGCCTAATCTAAAAGTTAAGAAAGGAAATGATACATTAACATTTGGACTAACTGATAACTTGCGAGATGTAGGCGAAAAGCGACTACCAATAGTAATTAACGGAAAAACATACTATGCACGATTGGGCGGTGATAAAACCGCCCTTGTGGTGCAACGTACATCAAACGGAAACAAGAGTTATGTCCAAACAAGTCCAATTTCCTTTAATAGTTGGGAGTGGTCAAAGTACACAAATGATGTAAGGGGAACAGAAAAAATGTTTGTGTATTTACCTAAAGGGAAATATAGAGCGACTGTACGTGCAATCTCCGAAGAGAGCAATGAATTTAATATAACTGCATCAAAAGACATTGAAGTCAATGTATCTATTGCTGCTAGTTATCCAACCAAAAAGGCTACATTCAATATTGACGGATGGAGAAAAGAAATATTGACGAGTGATAGAAAGTTGAATATCAAAATAGAACGAATTGGAGAGTAAGCATGATTGAAGTTGTATTATCACCTTTCATAGCAGAGGGGTTTAACGTAGTAGAGGCGGTGCGAATATCACTAGCTATATTTACGAGTGTTGTGTTGGTTTTTATTGATACATTGTTGCGTGTCTTAGTTGAGGCACGCAATTACAATCTAGCCACGAATAGAGAGTGTACTTTAAAAAATACTATTCTAGCTGTGGTGTGGCGAGGTTGGGCGCCAGTCGAGATTAATGGCAAAATACATAGATTTCTAGTAAGTGGAAAGCTAAGGGCAGATATGACTAAGAAGTTAGTTAAATCTTATCCTTGGCTTTTCTTATTGTCATTTATCATGTTGATATTGCCTGATGTAGATGCTCCTGTATTAGGAAGAATTGATGTATTTCTATCCACCTTGTTATATCTAGTACCTATTATGGTTGAGTTAGCAAGTATAGTTGAAAACATGATTGAACTAGAATTTGTGGAAAGTATATGGTTTCAACGTGCGATGAATTTGTTTAAAGAGTTGATAGCGTTCGTTAAATCAATAAAGGATGCGATTAAATGAAAATTAATTATGAGGACACTATAACATTAGTGGCACTAGCTGCAGCATTAATCATGACTATTTATCTTGAACAAAAGGACTTGGCAAGTGTAATAGTTGGTGTGCTTGGTGGTTATATCGGTGCTGCTAGTGGTTCTAAACGCCCCCAACATACAAATGGGGGCAGCAATGACAATGAAAAGGAGTGATTAGAATGGCTGAATTAGGACAGTTGAGTGCGGAATATGAAAGTAATGGTGATCCAGCGTGTGTATCTAGTGGCATCAATGATGCTGGCGGTATCTCTTACGGAACGTATCAATTAGCAAGTAATTGTGGTAGTGTTGATGCGTTTCTTGGTTGGGGGTTAAAGCAAGATGGCTTTTACAAAGACTACGCAAGAGCCTTGATAGATAGTGGTGAAATCAATTCTGATGGCTTTATTGCTAAGTGGCAAGAATTAGGTACACTTGATGCGGTAGGGTTTGAGAAAATGCAACATGACTATATTAAAAGTGCTTACTATGATGTAGCGTGCGAGTACCTAAGACAGAATATGTTTAATGTGGAAAAACATTCCAATGCATTAAAGGATGTAGTATGGAGTCGAGCAGTACAGTATGGTACTGGTGAAATCGTCAATATGTTCAATGATGCGTTGAAGTTAATGGAAAAAGCATTAGATATTGAATTACCAAACCTATCCTATATCGATGATAAGCGGTTTGATTATGACCTTATCGCTGGTATCTATGATACGTGCATGAGCCTTGAATGGAATAGTAGCGTGTTACGTGAAAGTCTAAATAATCGATTTGCTGATGAAAAGTTTAAGGCTTTAAAAATGCTAATGGAAGAGGTAGAGGGGGCATAGATGAATGTTTTATTTGTCTAAGATACTAACTTATATCAAAACACACAAACGCACCTTACAGGTGATAATTCCGCTATTAGCGTTTGTATTCCTATGTGTAGGGTGCTATCATCTGTACAATAAAAGACAGATTGAAAAGCCTGTTGTAATTACTCAACAACAAGCTAAATCTCCAAAGGAACTATCAAAGGCAATTCATGTAACGGAACAACAAGCACAAGAAGTTATTTCCATTAAGGAAAGAACTCAACCAGTAGCGACTTACTACACACAAGCACCTACAGTAGAAAAGGCTGCAGAAAAGGTAAAAAAGGATATTGAACACAGCAACCCTAATTTGCCTAAAGCAGCCACAGAAAAATCTGATAGAACTGCAGTAGTTGCTAACACAGATGAACAAAAAGTCGATGTGTACAAAATCAAATTAGATAAACCACATAGCATACTGGCTGGTGTAACAGTAATGACTAATGGTGAAGTATACGAAACTGTAGGATATGAAGATAAACGATTTGAGGGGTTAGCACACTTTAAAGGTTCAGAGTTTAAAGGTGCATCCGCATTAGTTAAAGTTGTGAGATGGTAGAGGTGATCCAAAATATCTCCGAGTTACACGGCTTGTAACAACTACTTATTCACTAAGAAAGGGAAACATTATGGCACAAGTATTTACATTCGAGGGAAAAACACATCAATTCGCAGAAGATATTCAACCAAATCAAGAGGGGTTATACATGGCAACCTTGGTAGACCAAGACAACGTGCGTTGTGAAATGTGGTTTGTTAATGGTGAATTGCACCGCTTAGTAGAATTAGATAAATAAAACAAATTGAGGGTAGCGTAATTGCTACCCTCTTTTTTATTGCCGTCAAAAAATCGTCAAAAACTGATTTTAAAATATGGTGTTTTTGTAGTTGGTTTTATTGAACCACGATATAAAACTTTGAATATTACAACGTATTTTGAAATTTAAAATAAATCAATAAGATATAACCTTTTATGATTGTTAAAGATGTAATCATAAAGAAGTGCTTATTTACTGTATCTTTTAGGTATAGTATTTTCAATTCGTCAAAAATCGTCAAAAATTTTATTTAAAAATATTAGCAACTGCATTTGATGCTGCTGCTTTCATTTCATCGTTATAATGCACATACGTTTTCATCACCATTTGTGGTGTATCACCAAGTAGTGATGATACAGTTTTTACATCTAAGCCATTTGCTAATAGCTTTGTAGCATAGGTATGTCTAAGGTTATGTGCTGATAGGTTATCTCCAAAGCGTTTTAGATATGTGTTTATTTGCCATTTAACACCATTCTTTTTGTATGGGTTCAAAACTAAACCATATTCAAATTCTAATTCATGTGATTTGTACTCTATAAGTATATTCTCCAGTATAGGCGGAATTGGCAAAATTCGTACCGAATTGGCGGTTTTAGTTTTCTCAAAGGTGATAACACCTTTTCTGAAAGAAAGTTGCTTATTGATATGAATTTGGCGATTTTCTAGGGATATATCGTTCCAAGTTAAACCATATACTTCACTAAACCTCATGCCTGTATATCTAGCTATCTGTAGAAAATAATATGCTTGTGGATATTTCTCACGCATATATTTTGAAAACTGGTTTAAATCTTCATCAGAGATTGTATGGATCATATTCTTTCGTTCGATACGTGGCAACCTAACACCAGTACATGGGTTATCCGAAACTATCTTGTATGGGTTGATAGCTATATAGAATATCCTTTCCACAACCTTATAATACGAATTGATAGTAGTAGGTGAGTTAGCCATTTTATTTACTGCATTCTGAATGTGTAGCGGTTTAAGATCTGACAACTTCATATCGTGGATAGACTTGAAAGCACACACGGCATGGCGATACATAACTAATGTATTGTGCGTAACGTGTGCCTTTTTTATTTCGAGAAACATATCCGCAAATTCCTTGAAAGATAAATCTTTCAATGTTGTGTCCTTAGTAAGTAAGGCAGTTTTGTCTAACTCTTTAACTATAACGTGTCCGTATTCCTTAGCCTCACGTTTAGTTTTAAAACCTTGCTTAGACTTTTGTTTCCATTTATAGCCGTCTTTGTAGGCTACAATAATTTGAAAGCCTTTGTCTTTTTTTCTTATGGTGAAGTTATATTGCATAATGTACCTCACAATATATGCGTGTAGAAGTTGATGCCCTCAAACTCATTTTCCCTAGCGTGCGCCATGCGTTCTAACAAATCGATATGAGCATGACTATACATATCATCATTTAATATATGACCTATCTCATGTAGTATACCTTTACGTTGTACATCGATAGGTTTATCACTATTGACTAATATTGTATATGTTCCGTCATCATTTAGTTTTAATACCGCAGTTTGTGTTTTCCGTAATTTTATGTAAATCAAATTGATGTTCATACTATCATCCCCTTTGTAGGATTATTGTATATTATTCAACATGGAATTTTTTACACATCAATAAATTGTTTGTAGTTGTCTAGAATATTTATGTAAAAATATTTTACAGCTAAATCTTTATCGTGAAATAATTCTAAATATACTACGAATATTAAATCTGTATTTATGTTGTTTGCAATAATTTTTTTTGATACTAAATCTTTTTCTTCATTTGTTAACAATGTTGATTTTTCCACTAAGGTTGCATAAAAATCTTCACTTATATTTATTACATGGCTATATAACTTATTAAATTTGTTATGATCTCTACCACATAAATCAAACATGTAAAAATGATAAAAATCTTTTCTAGTTAATTCGTGCTTATCGTTTATATAGTCTAAAGTACCTGCATCGTAAAGGTTTTTAATGATTAAATCTTTTATGGAAACTAGATCGGATAAAATGTTACTTGTTTGTAGAATCTCTAATTTTGTTGGTTTGGATTTGTCTTTTTTGCTAATGTATTCACGATAGAATATATACACAATAACTAGAATTATCAATGCTACGATAATAAACGAAAACATTTTTATTATCCTTTCTTTTTTAATATGTTGATTGCGTGAATAACAAAATCAATATCATCTTTAGACATATCTTTACTTGCATCGAACAATAAACGTAAATCAGGATTATCTTTAATCGCTTGTGCGTATTCTGACACAGATGGATCATTATAATACTGTTCGTTTGTATCAGATTTGTCCTCTATTAAATCTGATTTTTCTACACCAAAATAATTAGCTAACTGTTCTATTTTATTCATTCTAGGCATTTTAGTGCCGTTAGCCCATGTTGAAACAGTTGATTTGTTTAATTTTAAATCGGCTACTAAATCGGCTTGTGTCTTTTTGTTTCTTGCTAACAAATTACTTAAATTTTTAGCAAATACCTTTTTGTAATCAGAATTCATGATAAACTCCTATTCTTCTCGCCTGTATAATCATATATTAATACTTAAAGTGGTAATATACAATACCATTTTATAAAAAAGTTTACTTTTAGTATTGACATTCTACTTTAGGTAAACTATACTAATAATCGAAGAAAGGAGTGATAAGTTGAAGAGATTGAAAATTTCTTTAAAAGCAGCACGAGTTAATGCAAATTTATCTCAAGAAAAAGTAGCTAAAAAAATGAAGAAATCAAAGCTCACAATAAACAATTGGGAGAATGGTAAGACAGAAATTGATTATGCAAATTTAATTACATTATGCAATTTATATTCTGTAACTATTGATGATATTGTTTTGCCATATTAGTCTACTTTAAGTAGAGAGAGGAAATGAATGAACGAATTACAAATTTTTAAAAACAATCAATTTGGTAACGTACGTATTGTAATGAAAGGTCAAGATCCTTGGTTTGTTGCAAAAGATATATGTAATTGTCTTGAAATTAACAACTCAAGACAAGCATTAATTCGATTGGATGATGACGAAAAGAGTAGTGTCATTTTAAATGACGGTACTCCGGGAAACCCAGAAAAATCTATCGTCAACGAATATGGCTTGTATAGCTTAGTGCTTTCAAGTAGAAAGCAAGAAGCTAAAGAGTTTAAGCGTTGGATTACACATGATGTTATCCCTCAAATACGCAAAACAGGACAATACGTTGCAGATATACCTAAAACATTACCAGATGCATTAAGAGCGTATGCTAACGAAGTTGAAGAACACAATAAAGCAAAAGCCTTGATTGAGGAACAAAAGCCAAAGGTTTTATTTGCTGATAGTGTGGCAGCTAGTCATACATCTATATTAGTTGGAGATTTAGCAAAGTTACTTCATCAAAATGGAGTAAAGGATATGGGGCAAAAACGATTGTTTAATTGGTTGCGTGAAAACTCATATTTAATAAAACGCAAGGGTTCTGATTATAACAGCCCTACACAAAAAGCAATGGAAATGGGACTATTCCAAATTAAAGAAACTGTTGTAAGTCATGCTGATGGTCATACATCGGTTAATAAAACTACGAAAGTAACAGGAAAAGGACAACAGTATTTTATTAATAAATTTTTAGGTGAATGAAAATGATAGTACAAAATCGAACAGATCTAAAAATAGCCAACAAAAGATTTGGACATACATCCACAAGGTTCGGATGGGCTGGCAGAAATGATGAGTACGCACAATACTGGCGAAAACTCATCAAGAAAAAATGGACACAACGAAACCAATCGAGATGGAACAAGAAAGTTATCCTATCTTGGGTAAAGCTAGCTAGAACGGCTGATTTACACGCAAGGAATGAAATGAAATGGAAAGCCTAGTATATACAGCTAGCCAAGTAGCAGAACTATTTCAAATTTCAATAACTGCAGTATATGACCTAAGAAATAAAGGCAAGCTAAAACAACTACCGAATGTAAGTGGTGTTAGGTTTAGTAAAAAAGAGGTCGAAGCACTAGCAGGAGTTGAAAGTGAATACTCTGCTATTGGTTACAGAAAGTTGAAAAACGAGGTAGAACGATTAGAAAAAGAAAACAAAAGGTTAAAGAGTGAAATAAAAAAAATCACCAGCCAAATGCTAGTGATTGTAGGAGATATAAATGATTAAGTTGTGTTATGGAATGAAAATTATATCCGCACTATTAGTGGTAGGTGGTATGGGTAGCTTAGAACTAGATAACATCGATATGTGGACATTCGTATGTCAAAGCCTATTAGGTGTAACGATGTGGCTACTAAGTAGTAAATGGGAAGAAGAAATAGCTTTTTATGAAAATAAAAAAGTCCGCTAGTGAAAAGTGTAGAAGAAGTTTAGCGGACTTAGTGTAAGGAGTATTAGAAAATACTCTACTTGTATTTTAACACAAGGAGAAATAAATGGAAATAAATTTAACACCTATTGTTAGTCAAAACGAACAAGTATTCAAATGGAATAAAGACGAAATTAAAAATTATTTTGAGGCACAGTTAGAAAAGTACAAAGGACTTGTAGTAACAGAAGAAAACTATAAGGACATGGTAAGTGCTAAAAACGAAATCGTTAAGTATAGAACAACGCTTGATAAATTCTGTAAAGAGAAAAAACGAGAACTCAAAAGACCAATTGAGTTATTTGAGGAAGAAGTAAATGAAGTATTGAAAGTTGTTTACGATGCAGAAAAACCACTTGCAGAACAAATCAAATACTTTGACGAAAAAGAGGCACAATCGAAAACAGAGGCTATCAATAAGTTTATCGGAAAAATGGTTGAAAAATATGGAGTGCGTGAAGAATACGCAAATCAACTTCAACACGATAAACGCTGGTTAAATAAAACTGCAAAGATGAAAGACATTGAAATCTCTATTGAGGGAATGATGATTGAGATTTCAAAAAGACAACAATCGGATGATGATTACAAACAAATCTTAGCAGAGAAAAAAGGCATGATTGAGTTTGTTGTAGATACTTGCAACCAACAATACGAATTAGCAACACCGATTACATTTGATGAATGTTGGAATGTTGTAAAAGATATGCCACTAGATCAAGCAAGAGAATTGATTAATGCAAAATTCGCTGAACGCAACGAAATGGAAGAGGCTGCACGAGCAAGCATCATAAATGAAACAGTTGAAAAAATCGAAGTTGTAGAAACTAAAACTGGTTTTTCAGTAACTGTTTATGACTTAGCGGAAGATGATGTAAAAGATTTAACTGATTTCTTAGAAATGCGTGGTTACAAGTACAAAGAGGTATAG